TGCGAGCGGCGAGCTCGACGTTGTCGTAGCCGTTGTTGCTGACCGTCGTGCTCTGACCTTCGCCCGCCCACGACATCGTGGCGATGCCGGTCTTGCGAGGAACACGGGTCAGATCACGGGCCATGCGAACCACGTTCGCAACCTTGCGCGCCGTGCCGTAAGGCTCGGTCGCATAGATCAACTGCGCAACGAACTCCTCGGGCACGAGGTAGCCGCCGAGTGCGTTGTCGAACTCGACTTGGCCTTTCTTGGCGATCTCGATGTCGTTGGACTTCTGGGCATAGTTCTTGCCTCCCATGATCGAGAGGCGAGCGGTAGCGCCGAAGATCTCGGCCTGATCCGCATCGACGAAAGCCTTCTTCGGCTTCGCATCGTACATCTTCTTGCTGATGTCGGACTTCATTGACTTCTCCTTGATGATTGCGACAGGAACGGCTCCGGCGTTTACGAGCGCCGATGCCGCCTGACGTGCCTGCTCACGCAGGGCTTCGTTCTCTTGTGACAGTGTTTCGATCGACTTGGTATCGGTTTCGATCTGAGCGACAGGCTCAGGTTCGACGGGCTTCGCCGCAAGTGCAACGAGATCGAGATCGTTGCCGTCAGCGTCGGCGAGCGTGATTGATTTCGACGCGAGATATCCCTGCACGGCAGCGGCGTCGGTGTCGCTGCCCGTGTAGCCTTCCTTCTTCGCAAAGTTCAGCACTTTCGACCAGTCCATTGACAGGCCTCCTAAGTGTGCGTGTGCCACTCTTGAGACGCTGTGCAGGATCGTGGGGCTTGTAGCCGCCGTCCTCGGACTTTGCCGCAGAGACGAGAATCAGAATAACAAGCTCAGAAAATAACCACGCGCCGCGTCGCCTTGACGGGCTCTGGTTGCGTCATCGGCACCATGTCGCTCTGACAATCCTGATTCATCGGCATCGCCGTATAGCTGACTTCGAGCAGCTTCCATGCACGGATGATGCCTCGTGCATTCGGATACGATTTGCGCTCGTCGGCAGTCGGCGCTGACGCATCAAGCACCTCGAAGCCGATACTCATGCCGATGTTGCCAGCCTCGGCCAAGCTCTGCACTTGGTTGCGGTACGGGTTCTCGGGATTGTTCACAAGCGCACCACGCAGCAACCAGCCCTGCGGTGTCATCTTCATGTTGCGCATCTTGCCGACGGCCTTCATGATGTCGTACTCGTGATCGACGAACAGCGTGCGATTCTTCGAGAAGTACGAAGTGTCAGCGCCCTCGGGCAGCACGACTTCGCCTTCCATGTCCACGGTGTTGCGTGTCGCCCACGACAGGATCTCGAACGGCCCGGCCTTCGTCGGCATCGCAAGCTCGGGTGCGCCGTGCACGTTCTTAATTGCGATCTTGCCCGCCGCCTTGTATCCCTTGTCGCTCAGGTGCTTGGTCATGCGCTCGATAGCAGCGCCGATGTATTCGCTATTCATTCTGACATCTCCTCGATGTTGACACACACGCAGTTCGGGTGCACGTCGCTCGGTGCCATGATCGGCATCTTCACCGTGTACGCCTTGCCGTCTGTTCCCATGATCGTCTCGCCCGGCCTGTAGTACGGCTGACCAATCGGAATCGCATTGCTCTTGCCGAACGTCGCCGCAGCCGCTTGGCACAGGCCGCACGGGTTGCCGCCGAGACTCCAGTACTTCTTGTCGAATCCGAGCTCCTCGGCCTGCTTCATCGAACCATGCGCATAGGCACGCGCAGTCTCGGTGCGTGCCACGACTTCGGCACGGTTCTCTGGCATGTTCGCCACTTCGTTCGTGATGCGCTCTTGCAACTGGTTCAGCGTGAAGCCTTCGAGCTTCTCGCCCTTCACAAGCTCACGGTCGATAGCGTTGCGAAGCTGATCCTTCATCGTGTTCGTCACGCCCTGCACGAGCTCGAAGTTGTACTTGGCGATGTAGTCACGAGCCGGATTCGTTGACAGCGGAGGCACGTCACGCATACCCGATGCGTCGAGCCTCGCCGATGCGCCTGCCTCGAACGCTCGCTCGATGACTCGCTTGGTCACTTCTTCGAGCTTCTTCGGATCGAACGCCGACTCGTCGAACTTGCCGTCCATGCCAAGCGAGCTGATCGCATTGAGCAGCGCCGATTGCATCCATGCTTCAAGCGCACGCTTGATCTCGCGCTGCATCTTCTCGCTCGGTGTGAGGCGATCCTCGTCGTCGGATGTCGCTTTGATGTCGATGCACTTCGAGCATGTGCATTCGGCAGCGTCGATCGGCATCGGTTCGACCTCGACCACTTCAAGATTGATCGGGCCTTCGTCGGCGATTTGTGCGACAGGCTCCTCGGCCTTGTCGCCGCACATCTTCTCTTCGTTGTCGTCGATCTTCGCCGCTTCGGCGTTGGCCCATGTCCTGCCGGGATCTCCGCCCCACAAGGCCCAAGCGATTCGACCCGCTGACGGATAGCCTTCCTCGCCTTGGCTCCATCCTTGGCCTTGCTTATCGACCTCGTGCCGTGCGAAGTAACTCACCATGCGCATGATCGTGTCGTCGCTCAGGTTCGCTCCGTTCGCGATGTCTCTTGCTCTAGCCACGCCGACAGCAGTGCCGCCTCGTCCGTACTCTTGTCGCCAAGCGAGTCCACGCTCGGCCTCTTCCCTTGCGCCTTGTGGCGGGGTTCGATCTGCCGCCTTGCCACTAGCATCAGCAGGCGTGCCGCTAGCAGGTTCGCCAGTTGGCGTTGAAACATCGGCTCCACCGTCAACAGACTTCGATCGCTCGGCACGGATTCGCTCGATAGCGTCGAGGTATCGCTGCGCCTTCTCGCTGATCTCATATTCGCCAAGCTCCTTCGCTTCAGTATCTGGCGTGAACTTTCGCAACGGATCGAACACCGAGTCAAGTATTGCAGGATCGACTGTCGGGAACGCAGCGCCTGCGATCGCTCGTGCCGATTCAAGCGGCAACTGACCGAGCGCAACTTGTCCGGCAAGATCCGCAAGCGCTTGTACCTGCGCACCGTTGAGAGCTGTAGCGGAGACATTCACGCCGCTCGTCGCAGCGTCGATCGTTGGCATCGCTTCGGTGTCGATCGGCTCTGGTTGCTCGACTTGCTCAGTCTCGACTTCATCGAGCTCTTCTTCTTCGATCTCGACTTCCTCTGGCTCTTCGGCCTCGATCTCATATCCCATCGGAGCGCCTGTGACTGTCGGCTTGCCGAGTACGTTCTGCTCATCGGGCAAAGGATTCAGGCCCAACGCCTGACGGTACTCGTTCAAGTACACAGCGCCATTCGTGAAGCCCGCCGCCATGCGATTCGTCTGCAGCTCCACATCGTCCTGCGACGGGTTGTCGTATGCAAACCACATCGTGCCGGGCTCGATGCCGAACATCGGCAACAACCACTCGGTCAAGTCCTGCGCCACTCGCTGCTGCCGCTCGTAGATGTTGCGCTGCCAGATCGGATCGGCTGCCGATGCACTCGCAAGGTTCGCATCGTTCAGCTTCCAGATCGCCTCGGGCACGCCAGCCGCTCGATAGATCGCACGCTCGGCCTGCTCAAGACCTTCGAGATAGTTCATCTCGTGCGGCTTGCTTCCCGCCTCGACCACTTCAAGATCTCGAACGATCAGCGCACGGCCTGCCGCAAGCGGGCCGCCTTTGCCTCTTAGCGACGATTCGAGCTGCTTGAGCTGTTGATCGTTGTAGCTTGCCGGGGCCTTGACGATCATGCCGTACTGCCCGCTGTTCTTCCAGCGCTGCACTTCCGACATGACTGCGGCGTTCTCCATGTCGGCATATTGCTCGATCGAGTTGACCCACGACACGCCGTCCCACGGTGCGAACGGATCGGGCATGTAGCGAGTCACAACGACCTGCGATGCAGGCACACGCATCGGCGTGAGATTGTCGCGCCCGTACAGGAACTCTTCGATACCGATGCCCTTCTTGACGATCGGCTTGGTGTATTGCGGGTGAAGCAGGAACAGGCCGACGGGCTTCTCGCCGCCTACCCAGATATACGCCTTGCCTGTCACCTCTCGATACCAGTAGACCAGCGTCATGAAGTCGCAGTAGGTCGTGCTCGGATCTGGATCATGCAACAGATCAAGCACCGGGTGATCGGTCACTTGCTCGACATCCTCGGCGGCGTTGGCTTGCATCGCCTTCGCACCACGCACGCCGGACTTCTTGCGATACAGCTTCATCTCGCCCTTCGACGCTTCACGGGCGACGAGCGTGGCGGCGTTGTATACGCTGCCTGCGAGCGCTCTGCCGACTCGGGCGAAGTCCTTCGGGTTCGTCGATGCTTGCGTGTTCTGCAGCTCGTCGCCAGTCCTGATCGTCGATGCCGTGTATTCACGGTCAACCTCGGTAGGCTCACGGCGCATTGCTTTGAGCAAGTTGTCGATCAGTCCCATGTGTCTATGACTCCGAGATACGGTTGCGATATGCCGATGCCTTCGGCGGCGCATATAGCGTACCGCATCGCATCCATACCGTGGTTGTCTCGGTCAAGCGGTCGCTCTTTCGCCTGACCGTCTCGCCTAGATTCCCAGATATAAGCGTCGAACTCTTCACGCGTTGACGTCGGGCGCTTCGATGCCGCAAGCCTGCGATCCGATTCGGCGAGTGCCTGCGACAAGATGTAGAGCTTCGGCTTGCCGTTTGGTTGAATGCGTAGCCGCGAGCGTACTAGGTCGCAGCCTCGGTCGATGTCCTTCTCAGCCGGACTGGTGAACACGCCGTAGCGGTGCAGCGTCTCCCGATCCTCTCGGGCATGGTCGCTGACTGTCGCCACGTAGTCTTCGCCTCGTGATAGGTCGAGGATCTGCCGTGCATGGTCTTCGACGATGCGTCCTGACATGTACAGCTCACGATATAGATACAGCGCCTCGCCGCTGTCAGCCCACCATTGACACACGAACGGATCGACGTAGCCGAAGTCGATGCTTCTGAACTTGCGCCAAGACTGCCAGCCGCTCGGCATCTTGTCGATCACATGCACCGCTGAGTCGAACTCGGAATAGACGAGGCCTTCGGTGCTGCACCACTTGCCCTCGAAGAGTCGCAGGCGACGATGCCCGGTGAGCGCATCGAGACTCGATAGGAACTGCTTGCCGTCATGCGTCCAGTCGCCGTCAGCGTAGAAGCGGGGATTGTCTGTCAAGCGTGTGACGATGCGCTTGAACCATCCTCCGTTCGCTCTCATGTTCAGCCAGTGCCGCTCGCTTCCGGGATTGGTATCACATACGAGCTGTTGATACGGCATCCGCCCTGACCGCAACGCTCGCAGGAGCTGTTGCACCTCGTCCTCTGTAGTCTCGATCGACTCGAAGACATGAATCGTGTCGTACTCAGCCGAGTAGGTGCGCTCCGGCTTGTCAAGGCCGCCGACTACGACGATCGACCCGTTCGGATATGTGTACGCTTCTCGGTTCGCCCTGCGCACCATGCCGAAGAGATGCATCGTATCGGCGTGCACGTCACGCTCCCACGTCACAAGCACCGACTCGCTCATGCTTGCCCGAGTCTTTCGGCAGATCAGATGCCGACTCTTCGGGTACTTCCAGCAGAGTGCGTTGATGCGCTCGAGCTCGTTGCGGGTCTTGCCAGTACCAGCCGGGCCCTCGACCAAGATACGCGGGTCGCGTGCGCCCCACAGTTCACGGTGCGCACCGACCGGCACGAACTCTCGCAATGCTTCACTCATCGTCGATCAGTCTATCTGCCTCTTCCTCGGTTGCGCAGTTGCCGCAGTGAAACATGCGCGGCCCCGTGCCCATTCTGATGTAGACCACCCACGATGCGCCGATGAAGAAGACTACGTGCGTGCAGTCCTTGGTCAGGCCGATGCGTGCTCCATCCATCGGGCCCCACAGTAACTCGTACTGGTGCTCGTGTTCTCGACCTTTGCGTGCTTCCTCAGGCTCGAAGCCACGAGCGTAGAACCTGCCGTCGTGCTCGACGAGTGCGCCTTCTGCGATCAGGTCGCGCAGTACCTCACGGAACTCTTCAGGCTCGATCGGCATGATGTCACCTCCGATGAGGCGAGTTTACCACCACGCTCATAGCGCATCGCCGTCGATGCCTTTGATGAACTTGATCGGTGTCTCGACTCGATCAGTCACAGCGCCCGCGTCGAGTCGCGCATTCTTATCCTCGAGATGCTCATCGGCTTGATTCTGCGCCTCGATCATCGCCGCAGTCTTGATCGCACTGAGCACAAGTCCGGCGGCGTCAAGCCTGTCCTTGCTATCGACGCTTCCTCGCATGATCTCTCTCGCCGTGTCATGCGCCTCTTCAAGACCTTCGACGAACTTCTCTTTCTTCGCATCGTCGAGGCCTCGCCAGCGCTTCGGCCAACGCTTCATCGCCGAGCGCACCAAGGCCTGATCTTTCGGATCGTTGGGGTCGAGTGCGTTGAACTTCGCCCCTCCCTGCGCACTCGGGAGATGTGCGCCGTCGTCCGAGTGGCGCTCGTTGTTGCTCATAGCCGTATTCCTATCGCCGCAAGCATCGCACCGACGATCGCCGTGATCGCCGCACCGATCGCCGTCTGCGAGATCGTGGACGTGCGCTCGTGGCTTCGCTCAAGACGATCGACACGCAGCACGAGGCCGCGTTCCGGCTCGCTTTCACCTGTGATGATACGACGCAAGCGCACTACTTCAGAGTGTGTCAACTGGTGCGATTGTTGAATCAAGTCTTGATTGTGCTTGATATCTCGCACGCTGTCACGCACTTCGATCAGCATCTCAGTGAGGCTTTGCTCATTCATGACTGCTGCACCTTGTTCACGAGCTTGACTGCGTCGGAGCCCATCCACTCGCTGAGGAGCTTGGCCTCGGCCTTCATCGCATCGGCGACTTCAGGCCGCTTCGTCTTCAGCACGTCGATTGCGTCGATGATTCGACCTGCGGCCTCGTGCGCTGACTGCGCATCTTTGCGCTTGGATACACCGAAGAGAACGCCGCCAAGTCCGAGCAAGCCTGAAGCGATGCCGCCGTACGGCCCGAGTCCTGCGGCGAGCGTTTGCCCGACGCTGAGGAATGTTTCGTACTTGGCCTGCTTCGCCTCGATGTCGGCGAGTGCGGCCTTTGCCGCTTCAGCATTGGCGACTTGAATCGCATCGAGCTCGGCGATCTTCGCCGAAGTGTCGCTGACGATCTGCGCCGTGATGCGATCGGCTTCGATCTGGCTTTGCTCATACTCGCCTGCGATCACATCGACTTGCGCCTTTGCGTCGGCTTGGATCTTGGCGACGGCACGATCGAAGATGCTCTTCGCCTTGCGCTGTGCGGCTTGCACTTCGGCGAGCTTGCGCTCTGCGTCTGCTTTGGCGTTCGTCGCTTCCTTTGCGATCTTGACTTCCTCGACCTTCGCTTCAGCGGCGAGCTGTTCTGCAGTCACTTCCTTGCCGCTGAACGGGCTGACACTCTTGACCGAGCACCCGCTGAAGGCGAGCACAAGCGATAGCACGACGGCGATGCCAATGACCGAATAGGTAGTCTTGCTCATGCCTCGAATATACACGCCAAAAAACAACAGAGCCCAGCCGTGGGACTGGGCTCTGCGTTGCTCGGTGCTTCATGCTATCCGAAGGAGCGCCGGATGGAAGAACGGCGTGGGGGGGATAGGTCGCAGGATCTCCCTGCGCACCACGTCCGAGCACAGGAGAGTTTAGTCTCTCGGTGCGATCATCGCCAGTAAAACACGGGCGGTTCGCAGATGAGTTTGGCGTGCTTCTCCTGACGAACCGAGCGCAAGCGTCAGCTCTTCGACGATGCGATTGATCTGGTGATCGCCTGCACGCCGGGCCTCGCCGCTCGGCGGCGCTGATCGTGGGTCGATGAAGTCTTCGGCGTTGTTGATGTCGTGCATGAGCCTTCTCCCGATGTAATCGACTAGCGAATCGTCCATGATGCTCTTCTTTTCTCCTGCGTCGGTGCAGGCTCTTAGGCGGCACAAAGTCCGCCTTCGAGCTTGAACCGTTAGCGACGTGCCCGGCGAGCGACCATCACAAACCGACACGAACCAACACGGATCAAGGTTGGATATTCTTGAGCAGATCTTCGGCGGCCTTCGACCACTTCACGACGTGATGCACACGGGAGTCGGTTGCCTGCACATATCGCCCGTGCTTCTCGAACCATTCCATGCCGACCTTCTCATACTTGTAGGCTTCGACGGCTTCTTCCTTGGAAGCGAAGACATGGGTGAGCCCAAACCACTCGACGATGAAGACTTGATCTTTCATGCCGCACCGCCTTCGAGCGCATCTT